TTCAATGACTGAGGCGTAATTTAATCCGATTATGCCGTCCATCGAGCAAAGCCATTGTGTTTGAACCTTAAAAAACAGCTCTACAGCTCGCCACGCATCGTAGAAGACGACAAAATCGTCGTCTTCATCTTCTTGCAACGGGGCATTTTCGATAATAATGCCCCATGCGGTCGCGCTATCCTGTAGGCTTTTTGAAGTATCCGAGCTACCGCTATTTGCATGGTAATAGCCCGCACCTTCTAGTTTTTTACTTTCAAAGCCTTGTATAATGCGGGTTGTGTAATACCGCCCTGAACCGCCCAAAATGCTTGTAAAATTGCACTGCGAACCCATGAAGTGTCGAGCAATGCTTTTAACAAATCATTGCTAAATGGAATTTCAGTACCATTTTCATCTTTCACGCCTTTCACATCGACAATGCTGTCAAAAATCATTTCGATAGCTAAATCGTCATCGCCTACGCTAGACGTTTCACGAATACCCGCTAATTCTTCTCGCTTAAGCAATTTAAATTCCGCGTCAAACGTATGCTTGGTTACTTTTGTGAAGTCACCTGGTTCTTCAGCGGTAATGTTAATTTTGCGGGTGTTTTCTTTGCTAATTACTAAAGCCATTTTTAAGTTCTCCTATTGAAGTTTGTTACTAAGTTAAAGTGATTTTGATTTCATCATTTCCCGTACTAGTCGGGATAAACGTTAAGCCGCAATCGAGCATCACAACACCATCGTTGTCTGCGTATTTCGGCGCGTCGATACCCAAGCCATTGGTAGCTGATTCGATTTTTATAATGTTGCCTGCGGTTAAACCGTGCGTTACCGATAAACTGCCAAGCGTTGAGTTTTGAGCAATATCGAAGAAGTTTTTGGTCGCTAAACTTGGACATTCAAACTTGATATTCCCTTTGGGTTTACGATCAGAAATAATCACAGTTTCAGAGCCAACCAAAGCACGATGTTTTACGTCATTTGCTATATCTATCGTGAATGACTCGAATACCGGCGTATAACTATGAATTGAAACGGCTACTGTATTTGTTGTTGATACCGGAACAGGTGCAGGTGCTGTATAAACTAATCCCGAGGTGTTCAGCGGACTATCTGAAATCGTGCCAAGTAACCCCGTCATTGTAAATTTCAAAGTCGGCAATTTTTTAACGGTCATATCAACAGTAAAAGTACCGCGTGCGCCAAGCAGGACGTGTTTAATTGCATCACGTTGAAAATAAATTGTTACTGACGTGCCGGCTTGCGTTACCGAATCTAACGTGATTGGCAGATAGGTCACGCTTGTGCCTGCTAAAACTGTTTCAGAAAAACCGCATGCTTGCATCAATGCGCTGAATTGCGGTGCTGTTCCAGCCGTGCCACTGCCAGCTAATTCAACCTCAAAATCCGCCGTCACATATTTTTCAACAATGATATTTTGCGAATTACCAAAATACGGCTTGATAATGTTTCTCTGAACTGGACTACCCGCCAATGGCGTGATTGTGACATCGCCAGCCAGCACTGCATTAAGTGCATTAGTTGGACTTGCATCCATTGCATAAGCTGTTTCTTTTGCAATTAAAAGCAGTTGTTTTCTCGTTAAGCCCATTGCCTAATCCTCTTTTCTAGGTGTACGTTTTCCGGTAAATGGATCGCAGTCATAAGACCCAGCTTTTCCGTGATATTCATCTTGCTTCCAAACTTCTAAAAGCTCGCTTTCTGTGAGCGGTTTCTTAGCTACTGGAATAACCAGTTTTCCTTCATCTTCTGTCATAAAGAGACCTACTTTCTTTTGTGATAATCGGTTTTATAAATTTCAAGCGAACACAACACCATGTCATCAAAATTCACGGTTTTACTCGAAACCAAATCAACTGGGTTTTCTGCGTAAGAAGGTGTCCAGCCTGCTAATGCGTTATAAACTTCATCTGCGATTGGCTCTAAATCAACCTGTGCCGCTTCACCCCTTGAATCTTTTACATTCCCAACAAAAATAGTAACGCCAAACATTTCTGTTATTTTTTGAGAGTGAATGCCACGCATAGAATTTGGCTCGGCATTTTTCGCAACCGGAATGATGAATGCACTAGGCGTTTTCACGGTTGAAGGTTTGATTGCTGCCAGCGAAGCGGCACCTTCAACCCTTCCACGAAAAGACGGGCATTCCGTTTTTAGACGTTCAATCCACTCTTTAATTCTCATGACCGCCCAAACACATTCGTGCTAGATGTCATCTCAGCACCATTAACTACAACAGTTGTCGCCGGAACTTCCATTCCGAGCTTAATTTCGCCTTTTAAAACTTGCTTTAAATACCTGATTACCGCGTCGTAACGCCCTTGCACCTGCTCGGTAACTTTCGTCTCAAACAGATAATATCGAGCAATGTCGCAACAAATTCGCGTTAAGTTAGGTACAGAAATCGTTAATGGCAGGCTGTAACGCCCTTGCAAATAAGAATCTATTTCTGCACTCGCATCAGCAATTGCTTGATTAAGAATGCCATCATCAATGACACCTAATCCTGCATTGTCCGTAAGCTGTGTTAACTCCTCTTCCCAGCCACGAGCGAGCATGTCAGCTTTTGTGCAGTACATATCGAAACCTATTTAGGTTTTTTATCGTCAGTAGGAGAACCTTCACCTGTTGACCCAGATGTATTCATTGTAATAAATACCGATAAGAGTGGTTCAGCTTTTAGAATCTCAAGCTGCTCAGGTATGAACGCGTCATCGGTATGTTCCGTTTGTTCACTGGAGTGAAAAACACCGCATCGCCAAAACCCTTGTTTTTGTTTTGCTGAAATTAAAATCATGAGACCCCCTAAGATAGCCAAGGCGATACAAGCAAATCTGCTGTACCGCGATAAACGTTAGTCGTGTTATTGACCATCTCCGCATTCAAAATTTGCAATGCTTGCGCCTCTAAACTTGGCGGGACAACTAATAATGTTGGATTGATGTTTAACACGCGACCGTTATCACCTTTCAAACTACGCATAGTCGCACGCGCCGCCGCATAACTGCTTAAATCAAGGGTTTGTTTTGAACCGTAAGCAAGCTGTGGCAAGCCGTAACCTGCATTCACGCGAGCATCTACGCCGTAACGAAATTTGTCGGTACTAAAAACAATTTCATCGTCGAGTTTATCCATTGCGACAAACTTGTAATCACGCCGTTTTTGGAAGATGAAGGCTTTAATTGCCTTGCTAGTATCAATCAAAAACCACGGCGTACCTGCACCACCTTGATTGTTGGAATAAGTCGTATTACCCACGGGATGGTCAGTATCAAAAAAGTATTGACCGTCATAACAGGTGTTACTAAAGCCGTTTTTTAGCAAATCGAAAATTAACGTATCAGGATGCACTTTGGCATCTTGACCAAGTTGAGCAATCATCGGCGTGTAGACACCAAAGTTGTCATCTTCGATGTCATCACGGTCAACACCGATGGTATTTTCAAATTTCTTATTCGTAATTGTGTAACTACTTGCAGATAAGTTTTGAATCACACGGTCGCCAAGCCATTCACTAAAACCTGTGGTTTTACCCATCCACGCATACGTTTCACTTGAATGTGTTGAGGCGGTTATCATGGCGATTTTGTCGTAATCGCTAGGGGCATCATTGAAGGCATTATTAAAAGTAGTATTAAAACCGACTTGTACAGCACGGATATTTGCAGGAGTTAATTGCATTGTTGAATTTCCAAAAAAGTTAAATTTCAATCCAAACGCCGCCATCACTGTCAACATCACGAATGATGCCAGCAATACTGCGGGTATTTGTGCCATTTGTAAGCGCCGCCGTTTGATCATCGACGAGATAAGCATTTGAACCAACGTCCTTAAGCGCGATTAAATCCGCACTTGCTGAGTTTAAAAATTTGAAGCAACCGCGTTTGACTTGAACATTGATTGCACTCGCTAAACCCGCTGAGTTATCTGCAAATTCTTCAGCGCGACCCACGCATTTAAGTGTTGTTGATGTTGCCGCAGGAACGGCTAAACTACTGGCATTGATGCAAACCAGCGAGCCTTGATAAATCTTGGTTGAAGCGGCTACGGGAAAGCTAAACAAATTATTTGAACGTTCAACCGTGTTTCGATTTGTTGTTAATGCAGCCATTATTTTTCACCTTTGGTTTTAGTTTCGATGAATTGCTCGTGTGTTAAGCCCATTGCGCTACACACCGCAATTTCTTCGGGTAATAATTCAGGTTTTGTTTTATCGTTGTCTTCAGGTTTTTTACCGCCTGTTTGTGTACCCGACAAACCAGCAATTGGTGTGGCTTTATCTAAAAATGCACTTAATGCTTCATGATTCAAGCCTTTTGCCCAATCTGCTAAGGC